GAACTACTACGTCTACGTCTGCGACACGCAGGACATGATCTTCGAGGCCCAGACGAACACCATTGCCTCCACCGCGTTCAACAAGAACACGGGTCTGGCGGTCGGTGCCGCTCCGACTGCAGCTTCCCCGAACTGCAAGACGATCGTCGATGGCGCCAGTGCTACCACCACCAGTACCCTTCCGATCAAGATCGTCGGCGCCCCGCAGTCCGCTGACAACGATCTCACGTCGCCCGGAACGAACTCGATCATCTGGGTCATGCTGAACACGCATTCGCTCTCTGGTGCGACGGCAGGCGTCTAACACTTTTCTGAAGGAGTACAACAATGTCTGGAGCAATCTCCACCTCGAATCACCCCAAACTTCTCTGGCCCGGCGTCAAGGGTATTTGGGGGCAGCAATACGCGGAACACACTCCCGAGTACGTCGATTTGTACGACGTCGAAAGCAGCGACAAGGGCTACGAAGAGTTCGTGCAGATCACCGGATTCGGTCTGGCGCCGGTCAAGGCGCAGGGAGCTCCCGCAGTCTACGACAGCGAGACTCAGGGCCCTGTCACTCGTGCGGTGCATGTCTCCTACGCCCTCGGCTACATCGTCACGCACGAAGAACTCAGCGACAACCAGTACATGGAAGTCTCGGCGAACCGCGCTCGTTCCAACGCCCGCGCCTTCCGCCAGACCAAAGAGCGGGTTGCGGCTGCCAACTTCAACCGGGCGACGAATGCCAGCTACACCTGGGCTGATGGCAAAACGATGCTGGCCACCGACCACCCGAATACCTCTGGCGGTACGTTCAGCAACAAGCTCTCCGTTGCCGCCGACCTGTCGGAAGCTTCGCTCGAAGACCTCTGCATCCAGATCATGCAGGCCACCGACGATCGTGGCATGCTGATCAACCTGATGCCGCAGTCGCTCCACGTCGCTCCGGCCAACTGGTTTGAGGCAACCCGCATCCTCAACACCACGCTGCAAGTCGGTACTGCCAACAACGACATCAATGCGATCAAGGCCCTGGGCATCTTCCCCAAGGGCGTGAAGATGAATCACTACTTTACGGTTCCGAAGCAATGGTTCGTTCGTACCAACATCGAGCGCGGCAAGGGTCTCGTCTTCCTGCAGCGCGAGGAGATGAGTTTCGAGCGCGACAACGACTTTGGTACGAAGAACGCTCTGGCCCTTGGCTACGAGCGTTACTCCTGCACCCTGGTCGATCCGCGCGCAGTCTACGGTTCCGAGGGTCCGTAACCTTTCCACACAAATCTCCGGACTGTGGCCTGTCCTAATCAGGCCCTTCCGGGGTCCACAGCTAGGAGATTTTTATGCCATCCCCGCTCCAACAAGGTCGTACCTCGTCTTTCCCCGGCGGTTTTCCAGCCGGTCTTTCTGTCCTGGGCATGCCGCTCGTTTTCCCGAACGCCCAAGGCCAGGTTTTCTACGTCAACAACAGCACGGCCTCGTTGTCCGCCGGTCAGAGTCTTGGTTCCGACGGCAACAAGGGCACGTTCAACAAGCCCCTCGCCACCCTCCAAGCTGCTGTCAACCGCTGCATCTCCGGAGCTGGTGACACCATCATCGTCGGTCCTGGGCACGCGGAGAACATCGCCAGTGCGACAGCCCTCGCGATCAACAAGGCCAACATCAACATCATCGGCATGGGAGCTGGTGACAGCCGCCCGACCTTCACGCTGACCACGGCCAACACTGCCAAGATCGTCGTCTCGACCAACAACGTTTCGATCGTCAACTGCGTGTTCGTTGCCAACTTCCTGAACATCGCAGTTCTGTTCGATCTGACGACGGCCAAGGGTTTCAACTTTGATTCCTGCGAAGTCCGCGACAATAGCAACGTCCTCAACTTCCTCAACATTTTCCAGCTTTCTGCAACCAGCAATGCCAATGATGGCCTGCGCATAGCGCAGAGTCGCTTCTACCAGACCTCCGCTGCCGGCGTCTGCAACCTCGTGAACTTCCGCGGTACGCTGAATCGTTGTGAGATCGCCGACAACTACTATACTGCTCTGACGACCAACGCTGGCGCTGTTCTTGTCGTCGCAACCGGCAAGGCCATTACCAACCTTCTGGTTCTGCGGAACATCTTCAACCTGACCAATGCGGCTGGCACAGCCACAGGCTATCTCCTGACGGCGGACACCGCAGGCTCGGGCTACTTCGACGAGAACAAGGATTTCTGCCTCGCCAACACCACTTATGCCAGCTCGCTCCAGGTCACCGCTGGCCGCGGGTTCCGCTTTGGCCAGAACTGGCACAGCCGCACGGCAGACAAGTCGCCCGGCACTGTTCTGCCGGCAGCCGACTCGTAAGAGTCTGTGAAGTACGCCGGGGTTGTGCGAACACACAATCCCGGTATTTCGTGAACAAGGAACTTCGATGGGCCGAGCAGACTTCTACGCTGACGGAGACAACAACGCAATCTGCGACCAGTGTGGGCGCAAGCGCAAGGCCAGCACACTTCGCAAAACCTGGGATGGCTTCTACGTTTGTCAGGAGCATTGGGAGCCTCGCCACCCGCAGGACTACGTGAGAAACGTCCCCGAGTCTCACCCTGTAGCAATCAATCGTCCTGCTTCCGAGCCGACTTTCACGGCCGAAGCAGCTGCCTTGCCGCTGCCACCAAATCCGTTGGGAGTCTGACATGGCCGTATCAGGAACAACTGTATTCACCCTCACGCGTGACGAGATCATTGACGCTTCTGCGCGTGTTACCGGCTACCTCGGGGAAGGTGAGACCCTGAGCTCCGAGGCTCGCACGGCCCGCTCACAGGCACTTAACATCCTAGTAAAGAATTGGGCGCGCAAAGGTCTGGCTCTTTGGGTGACCACCGAGATCGAGATTCCGCTTGTCCCTGGAGTCTACTCCTACAACATCAGCCCGACGTCCGGCTACTTGTATAGCGTCACCGCTTCAGGCGGAAGTGGGTATGTGGCAGGAGGTACTTGGACCGCTGTCGGCGGAAACGGAACCGGCACTGACGCTTCAGGCACTTATACGGTGGCTGGCGATGTTATCGACGTGATGACTATTACAGTCCCCGGCGACTCCTACATCACAACCCCGACCTCTTTCACCATCTCCGGCGCCGGGGCTGGAGCAGTCTTCACCTCCGAAATTCGCGATGTGACTGCCCACAAGCCACTCAAACTCCTGGAGAGCACTTTCGTCCGAGACACAAACGGAAATGATATTGACCTTACTCCGCTGGCTCGTTCAGACTACAACCTCCGCAGTCCGAAGGGCACCGCCGGAACTCCTGTGGACTTCTACTATGACCCTGGCCGTGATGTTGGTACTCTTCATTTCGTGCAGGTTCCCGATACCACCGGCTACGTCGTTCACGCCCAAGTCCAGCGACACTTCTTCGATCTGGTCAGTGGCACTGACAACTTCGACTTTCCGGCGGAGTGGCTTCTTCCCCTCAAATGGGGACTAGCCGCTGAGATGTCGCTGGAAGATGGCTGTTCACTGGATAAGATAGATTACATCGAGCGCAGGGCACAGGCCAACATTGAGGCAGCTTTCGACTTCAGTGTCGAAGAGGCCAGTACTTATTTCACAGTTGACACAGCTGGGATGCGCTGATCGTGGCCACGCTGCGAGTTGCGGCTGCCGTTATCTCAGCCTCGAGGGATTCTTCCCGAGTCCGGGGTCCGTGGGCTGTCAATACCTATGTTGATCAGGGCCGACTCCGCAAGCGTTTCGGAACGGCGCTTGACACCTCGGGCTCTTCCCCGGGCCAAGGAGTTCTCATCTATGGCACAACCAAGGTGAGAGTCTGTAACGACACACTGTATGTTGGCGGATCGAGTTTTGCGCTATGAGAGCTCCACTTATAATCCCTAATGAAGCCCGGGAGGATTCACGCACCAAGGATTCTTGGGGAATAAACTGCTTCCTAGAGCGAGAAGATGCTGATCGAGCTGTGAAGAGGCCTGGCTTGGTTGGTGCTGTTGACGTAGTTGGCTCTGGTACTGTTGGTCAAGGACTTTTCATCTGGCCAGAACTCAACGGACCGAAAGTGATGATTATCTGGGATGATACGCTTTGGCAATACACCCCATTTACTTGGAGTATTGAGTTTGCCTGGGATTTTTCCCTTTCTGGTTCCGGGGCATCTCTTGCCTACAGCGGATCAACATCTTACACCACCGGGCGGCGTGCGCTGTCTAGCAAGGGCACGATTGTCCCAGACGGAGAGACTCCTAGCGAAGATGTTATTTGGTACTGCGTCAGCAACGTCACTGGTGTGACTCCCGCCCACAGCACAGCTGCTTATCCGTACTGGAGCAGATATCCAGACAAACCTACTGGATCACATCCGACGATGATTGCAAGCTGGTACAGTGTACAAAGTCCGCCTAATCCTGGCTTTGATGATGCTTACACAATACAGACGCGTTTAACAGTTGTTGGAAATGCCAACGCATATACCGCAAATTATAGCGGCTATGTATCTCACGCTGCGGGTCCCTTTATTCCAGGTGCTACAACAAATACTTATAGTAATTACTGTCAAAGCCCGTCTATGTATCTCATAAACGGCTATGACGAGTATCCCAGCACTTCTCACACAACCAGTTCTGAAGTTCCGCAAGTAGCCGCGAACGACTACTCCCGTTCGCATCTAGGAGTATAACATGGCCGTAACTGTTGCAGGACTCCCCTTCGATTTCATTCAGACAGATGTGGCTGGAGGCACTGTTGGCTTTGTGTTCAAGTCTACCAAGGATGCCTTTTACTACAACGGTACGACTGTCACGAAGATCACTGACGCAGACTACCCCGCCACCACAGTGCGCGGGATAGCGTACCTTGACGGCACTTATTACGTCATGGACCCGGACGGGCAGATTTTTGGTTCTGACCCTCTCAACACTCCGACATCATGGACTTCTCTTAACAAGATAAGGGCACAGATGGAGCCGGACGGTGGAGTGGCTCTCGCCCGCCTGCTCAACTACATCGTAGCTTTCGGAACCTACACGACTGAATTCTTCTTCGATGCGGGGAATCCGAGCCCAGGTTCTCCGCTCGCTCCCTACACTTCCGGGATGTTGAATATCGGCTGTGCTGTCGCTTCCTCGGTTGTGCAGTCGAACAATCAACTGTTTTTCGTCGGGGTCACCAAACAGCGTGGACGCTCGGTCTACTCCCTCACCGGCACCAATCCACAGGTCCTCTCCACCCCGTCTGTCGAGCGCATTCTGAATGCTGACGATCTGTCGGAGGTCTACGCCTTTTGCGTAAAGATTGCCGGGCACCAGTTCTACGTCTTGACGCTGATCAACTCTAGCATAACCCTCGCTTGTGACCTCGCCACCGGAGACTGGAAAGAGTGGACCAGCCTGACCGCTGGAAGTCCAGTGACGATCAGTTCCTTGACGTATTCGGCAGCTACCGGTTTGGTAACTGCCACAACTTCCACGGCGCACGGACGCTCCGACGCCGACCCGGTGACGATCGCTGGAGCTACTCAGACTGCCTACAATGGAGCGGTGAATGTGACGGTTGTTGATTCCACGCATTTCACTTACGTTCCACTCAGCATTCCGAGTGTGACTCCAGCCACAGGCTCTCCCACAATGACCGGATACACTTCCGGTCCCTTCATTGGTCGATTCTACGCAGGTTTCGGCAACATCGAACTTGTGCAGGACGCTGCTGGCAACCTCTACACACTCGACCCGGAGACATACCAGGACCGTGGCCTCCCGATTGATGTGCACCTCCGTACTCCGCTGATTGATGGTGGAGTCAACGATCGGAAGTTCTGGCATAAACTCCAGGTCATCGGGGATGCCGCAGACACTCTTGTTTTCATCCGCTATACTGGAGATGATTACCAGACCTGGTCAACATATCGCCGGACAGATATCTCACTCCGACGCGCCACTATCCAGCGCCTCGGCTCAGACAGGCGCAGGGCGTTTGAACTGCGACACACAGACAACACGCCGATTCGTCTCGAAGCTTTGGAACTGACTACTGAAGTGGGGAACAACTGATGGCTTTTGTTGACACCGAAAATAAACCAGCAAATAAATACGAGCAAAAAATTGCTGATAAAGAGTTTGCCAAGCTGGCTTTACAAGCTGGGTATCAGCAGCATGGAAATATTTTCAGCACTGCTAAAGACATAGAAAATTGGGAAGCTAACAATCGCTTAGCTTCAATTGTCACCAACGTAGCTAGACAAGAACGTCCTAACGGAATTTCGCGCGATGCTTTAACAAGTATTCTGAACGCTCAGTGGGCTCGCGACCAACCCACTCAGCAGATGAACTACGCCATTCAGCGTCAGAAAGCGATGGCCGGCCTTGGCAATCAGCAGCAAACCTACTCAATGGAGCAAAGAAATGCTGCAACCGCGGAAGCTCTCGCCAACGCAAGAGCTGCTCCAGGTCCCGGTCGCAGTGTTTATGATCAACGACTTCAGCAGATGATGCTCGGCTCCTTTACCCCAGACGATGCTTCGTATCAGTGGAGACTGGAGCAGGGAATGAATAACCTTGCTCGGTCAGGTGCTGCCAAGGGGATGCTTGGTAGTGGAAATATGGCCGCAGAACTCCTGGCTTTCGGGCAAGGAATGGCGAGTCAAGAGTACGGTGCGCAGTTTAACCGACTGCTGCAAGCTTCATCTAACGCAACTAATCAATATACAGCAGCCTATTCTGTGCTCGACCGTATGCTTCAGCAGCAACAGGCTCAGCAGAATCTTGGTTATCAAGGAGAGCAGATAGCGCAGGAGTGGGGTAGACTGGCGCAGGGCTGGAATAACCAGAACATGGGCTACATGGCGCAGGACACGAGCCGCTTTTCCGCAACATCGAATGCGCAGGCCCAGGCCGGTCAGCTCAGCGTGCAGCGGGAGCAAAATGCTTTGCGTCGAGATCAATTCAACGCGGAGCAGCAACGACTCGACAACTGGAATCAGGGACAAGGAGCGGCATTGATGCAGAGGGCTGGAGAAGGGCAGGCTCAGGCAGGTCAGCCTAATTCTCCCACCCAGCAAACTAATTACAATACAGGAGGCTACGGTCCTATCCAGAACAGCACTGCAAGTCAGCTTCCTTCTGGCACAGGATATGTGCAGAACAACAATACTGGAGCAACAACTTCCTTCGGCGGTGGTGAAGGTGGTGGAGGTGGTGGCCAAGGTTACCAGTCCTGGGGCAACGACTACGGCTACGAAGCCGTCTATGGAGACTAAGATGCCGGCAATCACTGGCTACTACGGCGGATACCTCAATGCCCTCTCAACCATCTCCGGGGTGGAGGAGGCACAGAGTCGCATCGCTGCGCGCAATCAGCAAATGCAGTTGGCTGCCAAGCAGGACAGGCTGGACGACCAGACTCGTCAGACGCTCTCTATCGCCTTCCAGGCACAGCAGGACAATTCTCTCCTTCTCGACAAGTTCGATCTTGAAGCTCAAAACGCTAATCAGTATAGGTCAGCTGGTAAGGCCATCATGGCTAGCGACCCAAAGATGGGCTTGGCTCTGATTCGCGAAGGTGATGAAGCTTCCAACGCAAACCAGAGTCGCAGACTCGAGGCCGCCAAAGTCGAGATGATTGAGAATGATCGTCTGGCGTCTCTCGCCGGAATGGTTCAGAACCAAGATCAGCTCGACGAGTACATCAAGCTCAAGGCCTCCAAAGGCCAGGTGGTCCCGCCGGAGTTTCGGACTCTGACGCCTGCCACACAGGCCTACCTCGACCGGCAGGCGTTCCTTCTTGACCCTGCGTCAAAGGCAGCTAACCTTCTGCTTCGCACCAAGAAGATGGAGCTTGACGAAGCCGAGCGTAGACGGAAGGCTGAAGTTAATGCGGAGAAGCAAGCCCTGGCGGAGAGTCGTGAAGCTCGTCTCCAGAACGGCGCAACCAATAAAGAGGCTGGGCGCAGTCTGGCTGGGGCAGCTCCGAAGAGTGAGATGGCGTATCAATCGGAGATTGCTTTGCTTACAGCAACTGATAAGACTGGTTTATTCAAGAAGGCTGATGCTGGGGCTCAGCGAGAAGCTGTACAGGATTCTCATCTTAGAGCTCGCCAACTCTTGCAGCAAAATCCTGGGTTGACTCCTGAAAAAGCCTTGGCAGAGGCTCGTCAGACTGTTCTCGGAGAATTCACACCAGCAGAGGAGTGGTACAGTACTACGGCTAAACGCACTCGCTCTGGGACTAAAGATGAACGTCCAGCCAGTATGCAAGTAAACGGCATAACTTGGACGCGTCGTGCTGACGGTCTCTATTATCAGGAGAAGTAACATGGCTGGTATGACATATGAGCAGTTGATGTCGCAGCAAAATACTGGTGATAAAGCTTCTGACTCTTTCGACCGTGGTCTTACTTTCGAAGAACTCCAGGCCCAGGCTCGTCCAGCTCCAAGTGACTTCCAGAAAGGTTTGGGCAACGTGGCCATGCTCGCAGACATGGCGCTCAACCTGCCAAGTGATGCCTTTGGTGTAGTGGCTAATACTGGAGCGCGTATCGGAGGCCTGTTGGCCGGAGAAGATCGTCGTGAGTCCACACAAGCAGCTCAACGCATTCAGGTAGAAGCACAAGAACTTGCGGGTAAAGTTGGTCTTATTCGTGATCCAGCTAAGAAACTTTTATCTGCTCTTGGTCTTGAAGGTGCGTACGACAAAGGTTACGTCGGCCAAGCAATGGGAGCTATAAGCGAAGGTATTAGCAAAGGTGGAACAGTCATTGAACGCGGGACTGGTGGAGCTGTTCTTAAAGAAGACGTAGAGCATATGGCCGAGACTCTGATGACATTTGGGGGTCCTGGAGCTATTTACCACGGCGGTAAGGCGATGCTGCAAAAAGCCAAAGATCGTGCTAAAGCTGCTCCTACTGCGTCCGCAGAACCAACTGCTCCCGATCTCCTTCCAGAGCATCCCGGCGATATCAACTTCGATCGTCCTCTTACTCCCGAGGAAGCCGGTATGCGCACCAAGGTTGGCAAAGTCAAGCGTCCTGGCCAGCCCTACAGTTCGCTGCGTGAAGTCTCTCCAGAACAGAAGGAGTCGGTCTCTCGCGCATTGGAGTTCGAAGCGCGCAACATCCAGCGACAACTCGGCGAGATGCAACCTGATGAAGCTGGGCAACTTCCGCCGAAAGCTTTGGAGTTGCAACAACGTTTTCGAGGCCTTGAGGAAGAGTATGCAGGACTCAATCGCGAGCCCTCGTCTCCGCTCGCGCGCGAAACTGTCTACGGCAATGAGTTCGGAGAGTTTCCTGAGGGCAAGAATCCAGATCTTGCGGAGCCGAATGTTCAACCTGGGATCGATGTGGCTCCCTTTGTGGCAGAACGTCGCGCACAGCCTCTCGTTGATCGCATTCGCGAGGAGCGTCAAGCTCAAGTTGACTCCGGTTTTCGCACCAAGGAAGGTGACATCGAGCAAGCTTGGCAACAGCACAAAGCTGAGCAGGCTCGCGCTGAAGAGCTTGATGCTCGTCGGGAAAGTATGGCCGACATCGAGGAGAATCTCACGCGTCGTCCGCTCGTTAATCAGAAGGGAGCAATCGATCAAGATCTCCTGGTGAAGATTGGTCTCGGAGCTGCGGCAACCACGGCTGGCCTCTACGCCTACTCGCGCCCAGACCAGCAGAAGGATATTGCCACCGCAGCGGCAGCCGTCGGTGGAGTCCTTGCTACGCGCGGAAAGATTCCTGCATCCGTTCTCGCCAAGATGCCTACGCGAGCACTCGGACCTCTCCTCGCCGACGGGAAATACACCCTCAAGACTCTCGACCGCTTGCCACAAAACGCCACGGAGTTTCACCCTGCGCAAGTCCGCCAGGAACTCAACAAGCCCGGGACTGCGGCAGGGGAGAAGGTCGCTCTGGAGCCGGTGCTGGCTCGGGCGGAGGCTGAAGGGCGGAAGGTCTCAGCGGAGGAGCTGGTTACGGAGTTCAGGAAGGAGACCGGGGATCACTCGCTGACTCCGAAGACTACTGACGCGCACGCTAGTCACGGAGTTGCAAATATCCGTCAGGACTTTGTCGAGCCAACCTCCACCGTCTGGCAATTCCCCGAAACCATGCACGTCTCCACGATGAACCACTTCGGAGATCCTCGCTACTACGGCCACACGCGCAGTTTCCGTGAAGGCGGTATCGAGCACGTGATGGAGGTGCAGTCTGATCTCGCACAGAATGTGCGGAAGGTGATGACGACGGAAGAGAAGGCCGCGGCGTACGATCGGATTAAGGAGCTGGAGACCAGTCCAAAGAAACCGCGGGCGGACCTCACCGCGGCTGAGAAGAAGGAGTGGCAAGACCTGCGCATGCGGGTTGTGCGGGACGAGATTTCGCAGACGGTGCAGGAGGGAAGGAAGGGACTCACTC